ACAATGGTGAAGCATGGGTCAACGAAGGTAATCACCGTATCATGGCCGCATATAGATTAAACTGGCAGACCATGCCCATACAACTTGCTTACTTTGATGGCGGAGAACGTGTGGAAAGTGGTGACATGTATCCAGGCAAGATTGGACTAGCATGAGAGCAAGTGAATTTATTGTCGAAGACGTAAAACTATTATACACAGAATACATAAATACAAGATACTAGGATGTTACTATGAGATTTCACGAATTTATAGCAGAAGCAGCAACACGCAAGACACTGGGTGGATTTGCTGTAACACCTGTTCACGTTGAGCAGTCGTCTATTAGAGAAAACGCAGAAGAACTCAATGTTGGTGACCCTGTTGTTGTTACTGGCAATGTAAAATTCAATGGCAGCACTGGTGAAATTGCGGAGTTTGGTCGCGACAACCGTTTTGTTGTGGTCAACTTGTATAATCATGGTCGCCAAAGTTTCCACAGCAGTGATATTGAATACAACAAATATGCTGACAGTGATGATGAAGAAGCGCAAGCCTATGATCGCGATCCTGCCGCAAGAGACTGGAACCTAGAAGAAGCACTCAAGCTAGATGCTCCACAAAAGTCATGGTCTAAGCAAGACATGCAGGATTACCTGACCAGAATTAAAACTGGCACCAAGACCAAACAAGATAGATTCAAACCTATTATACACGGCAGCAATGTCAAGGCAATTAAATTTGATTCTATTAACAAAAATGATGGCGGTGAAGAATGGGATTTAGAAGACTTAAAACGTCAAATTACTACGCCTCCTAGAGCCATACTGGGATCAAACGCCAAGATGAGCAAGAGCAAAAAAGAAGGCGCTATCACATACGACTTGACACTACCAGCATTGAGTGGTATTGTTGTAGATGAAGAAACTGGTGAGTTTGTAGAGATTACTACATGTCCGGGTGCCGGCGCCTGTCAACTGTTCTGCTATGCTAGAAAAGGTGGATATGTCATGTTCCCGGCTGCATCAATGAGTGCTGCACAGGCACTAAACTTTCTAGTTAACCACCCCCAAGATTACATGCAGATGTTTGACGGCGAAATCAAACGTACCAAAGCACTAGCAGACAAGAACGGTATTAAACTATTAGTACGTATACACGATGCCGGCGACTTCTTCTCTAAGGAATATTGGAACCTAAGCAAACAGGTACAAGAAAACAATCCAGATGTGCGGTTTTACTTCTATAGTAAAATGGGTGATCCAGTAACTGATCCTTCTACCCCAGCCAATACAATACCCAACTTCAGCGATGGTGGTGCCAAGAGCCGTGAAGTTAAAAAGGTAGAGTTCCACAGAGATGCTGGTAAGAACCTCAAAGGAGCACCAACATTGCCCAAGGACATGTTCCGTGATTTGTTTATCACTGACCCCAAGGGCAAGTATGTCAAAGATGAGCAAGGGCGTACACAGGTCAAGAGTCCAGCTGCATGGGCCGCATTTAAACAAAAGCTGGCCACAACATATAAAATTGATCCCGAAAGCATCATCACATATGACCAAATGAACAAGATTCCCGAAGGCCCCAAGCCCAAGTGGAACGTGGTAATATTTCCAGCTGGGCATGGCGATATAGGTGCTACCCGGTTAGACGTACAAAATCAATTCTTGATGTTCCACTAACATGAGACTGCGTGAATTTGCTGAACCAGAACTTCCCGATTACATCCGGGAGTTTTTGCCGCATGTTCAACAAGAATTAAAACTAGATCAGCTGCCTGATATTGAACTGTGTCGTCGCTTGCCTGGCGATCAAACACAATCCAGTTTTGGTATGTACAAGACTGATGAGAATACTATATATCTAATAGCAGCAGATCGTAATCCAGTAGACGTACTACGTACACTGGCGCATGAACTAGCTCACTTTAAACAGGACCAACAAGGGCTACTAGACAAAGACAGTGGTCATACCGGCAGCCGAGCCGAAAACAATGCCAACGCACAGGCCGGCATCATCATGCGCAACTACGGCCAACGACACGAATTCTAGTTGTGAAAAAGCCCAGTTACCTGGGCCTTTGAGTAATTTAATTACTTCTTAGTATTGGTTGTGGAACCTGCATTAACAAATGAATACATGCGTTCAGCAGTTTCTAGAACTTTATCAAGTCCCGGAAATTCTGGCATATCTATTCTGGTAACAACTTGTCCAGTCTTTTCATCCTTGGCCACTGACATTTCCCAGCCTCGGAACTTTGAATGATATTCTTCACTAACTAGCCCTTTGGCCATGTCTAGAATATCTGTGCGGATTTCGTATCCGGTTTTGCTGAATTTAACTTCAGGAAGTTTTGGTATTGACATAATAATCTCCTTGTGTGTGTATGTCGTTGTGGGCAGCACAGATCATCTGTGCGTAACCTTGGCCCAGGTTACTGCTTCTTTAGACAATTGTCCATAGAATACTTAGCCATGGTGACGGCATTGTTAGCCAGCATCTTAGCAAATTCGGTTTGCGCTGTAATGAAATCATTTGCAGCACGGTTCATCACTTCGTCGGTGATGATTTTGTTAGTAAGGCTCCGTTTGGCACTCTGAAACATTTCAATAAAAAAAACAGGTGTAAACATAGAATTCTCCTTAGTACACAGTTAAGTATTTAGCATTTTATGCTGCGGACGCACAATTTGCAACCTTTTTGGGAGATAATAAATTTTTGGTAAAATACCTATTGTATTAATGTATTTATTGTTGTATAATAAGTCTTTACTGGAGAATCTTATGACTGCAAAAATGTTTAGCGGCGAACAAAAAGCCAAATTAACCCAATTGGTTAATGAAGGTATGCGTACCATGATGGAAATTGAAGACCTGTCTGCTGGTCTAAGTGATACTGTCAAAGCAGTAGCAGAAGAATTAGAAGTCAAACCCGGGGTGCTTAAGAAGGCTATCCGTATTGCGCACAAGGCCAGCCTAGGCGAAACCAATCGTGATCACGAAGACCTTAACACTATCTTGGAAACTGTGGGCAAGACTCTTTGACCAATTTCTTTAGTGATATTTTTAAGTGGGTACAAGATGACTATACAACTTCGCCTGGCCGTTTTGTCGTGGAAATTGCAGCTTGGGCGATTAGTATCGGCTGTTCGATCACCATGGCGCTTACCGTACCGATTCCGCCTCTTATTGTCCTTTATCCTATATGGATCACTGGTTGCAGTATGTATGCTTGGGCTGCTTATACTAGGAGATCTTTTGGCATGTTGGGTAATTACCTCTTGCTGGTCGCAATTGACAGTGTTGGGCTAACAAGAATGTTGCTGGCTTGAGGCATGCGTATAAATACTATACAGGTTTCGTCCACCTTAACGGACATGAATCATGGTATGCCGGCCATAAGCGGTAGGGAAACTTTATGAGTTATGTAGACTGTCTATTAGACAGAGCCAAAGATAGAATACACGTTGTAGAACGTATCAAAGGCGAACGGGTATATAATGAATATCCAGCCAAGTACGTGTTCTATTACAACGATCCACGCGGCAAGTTCCGCACCATCTACGATACACAAGTATCTAGATTCAGCACACACAACAGCAAAGAGTTCCACAAAGAACTAAAGGCCAATAACAAAAAAGACACATGGGAGAGTGACATCAACCCAGTGTTTCGCTGTCTTGAAGAAAACTATCTAGGACGTGAAAGTCCTAAATTGCAAACAGCATTTTTTGACATTGAGGTCGACTTTGATCCTGTGCTGGGCTTTAGCAAGCCTGAGGATCCATTTAATGCTATTACTGCCATATCAGTTTATCTAGACTGGTTAGATCGCTTGGTGACACTGGTAGTGCCACCCAAGAGCATGAGTTGGGAGACTGCGCAAGAAATTTGTAATCGTTACGACAACTGTTTCTTGTTTGAGCGTGAGCGAGATCTACTAGATACTTTCCTAAGCCTGATTGACGATGCTGATATCTTAAGCGGATGGAACAGTGAAGGCTTTGATATTCCCTATACTGTCATGCGTATACAGCGTGTGTTGACCAAGGATGATACACGCAGGTTCTGTCTATGGGGACAGTTTCCCAAGCCAAGAACATTTGAACGATTTGGTGCAGAGAACATTACATTTGACTTGATTGGTCGAGTACATATGGACTATATGCAACTGTATCGCAAATACACCTATGAAGAACGACACAGCTATAGCCTAGATGCTATTAGTGAGTACGAACTAGATGAACGTAAAACACAATACGAAGGCACGTTGGACCAACTGTACAACAAAGACTTTCCTACGTTTATCGAATACAACAGACAAGATACCATGTTGTTGGCCAAACTGGATAAGAAACTGCGTTTCTTGGACTTGGCCAACGAACTAGCACACGACAACACTGTGTTGCTTGCAACGACTATGGGCGCAGTGGCTGTTACTGAGCAGGCCATTATTAATGAAGCGCATCGGCAAGGTTTAGTAGTTCAAAATAGGAAAAACAGAGATGAATCCAATGACACACAAGCGGCAGGTGCCTACGTTGCTTACCCCAAAAAAGGCATGCACGACTGGATTGGTGCGATTGACATCAACTCGCTCTATCCCTCGGCTATTCGGGCCCTTAATATGGCCTGTGAAACAATCGTCGGACAACTCCGACCGATAATGACTGACCGATACATCAAAGAAAAGATCGACACTGGGTTGAGTTTTGCTGATGCATGGGAAAACATGTTTGGCAGTTTAGAATACACTGCGGTCATGGCAGGAGAAGCAGGAACTGAGATCACTATTGACTGGGAAACTGGCGGCAGTGATGTCATGGCGGCTGCAGACGTTTGGCGCATGATCTTTGACAGCAGTCAACCTTGGATACTCAGTGCCAATGGTACTATATTCAAGTACGACAAGAAGGGTATTGTACCTGGCCTGTTGGAACGTTGGTATGCTGAACGTACAGAGATGCAAACTAAGAAAAAAGAGGCTAAAACAAATGAAGACCAAGCATTCTGGGACAAGCGTCAGTTGGTTAAAAAAATTAATCTTAACAGTTTGTATGGCGCTATTCTTAACGCTGGCTGTAGGTTTTTTGATAAGCGAATTGGCCAATCAACTACCTTGACTGGTCGTGCTATTGCTCGGCATATGGACAGCTACGTAAATGAGTGCATTACCGGTGAATACAATCATACCGGCGATGCTATCATATATGGCGATACAGACTCAGTTTACTTTACTGCTTGGCCGGCTCTGAAACAAGAAGTTGAGTCAGGACGCATGGAGTGGAACAAGGACATTTGCGTAGAGCTGTACGACAGCATTGGCGAACAGGTCAATGAATCGTTTCCGGGCTTTATGGAACAGGCCTTTCACACACCGCGCAACATGGGTGCTATCATCAAAGGTGGACGCGAACTTGTTGCCGAAAAAGGCCTGTTTATTAAAAAGAAACGCTATGCTGTATTGATTTACGACATGGAAAACAAAAGATTAGACATAAACGGCAAACCCGGTAAGGTCAAGGCCATGGGCTTGGACTTGAAGCGTAGCGATACACCCAAGACTGTGCAGGACTTCCTTAGCGAACTATTGCTTAAAGTACTAACTGGTACCCAGCAAGACGAGATTTATGATCGAGTGCGCGAATTCAAATTGGCATTCCAGGATCGGCCGGCATGGGAGAAGGGTACCCCCAAGCGTGTTAACAACTTGACCAAGTATACCACAGAAGAAACACGATTAGGTAAGGCTAACATGCCCGGACATGTTAGAGCAGCTATGAATTGGAACAGTCTACGTAGGATGCACGGCGACAATTACAGCTTGTCCATTGTAGATGGTATGAAGACTGTTGTGTGTAAACTAAAAGACAATCCACTGGGCTTTACCAGCGTGGGCTATCCCACCGACGAAAACCATATACCCACATGGTTCAAAGAGTTGCCATTTGATGACAACAAAATGGAAGCCGGTATCGTGGACCAAAAGGTGGAAAACTTGTTGGGTGTATTGGGTTGGGACATACCAAATCACACAGAAATTAAAACTACGTTTGATAGTTTGTTTACGTTTGAATAAAAAAGTTTCACAAAGGTATTGTATCTCTAAATACAATCATGTATAATCTTATTTCACAGGAGAATTTATGAAAGATCAGCTATTAGAAATCGTCCAGCACACACATGGACTTGGTATTATTGACCTTGTCAAGGTAGTAGGTACCGCAACAGGTACCACTGTCAGTGGCATTGCCGGCGACCGTAGCGTAATTGTAGAGGCCGAATTCAATGCACCAGTTGCTGAATTTGTTGGTACGTTTGGTATGCCTAACTTGAGCAAGTTACACACTATCCTTAACATCAGCGAGTATCGCGAAGATGCCAAACTTGGACTAAGCACACAAAAAGACAGTGACGGCAAAGATGTACCAGATGGCATCAAATTTGAAAACAAAGCTGGAGACTTTAAAAACGAATATCGTTTTATGGCCACTAATGTTATCAATGACAAATTGAAAACTGTCAAGTTCAAGGGGGTTAAATGGGGTGTAGAAGTTGAGCCCACAGTATTGAGCGTACAACGTCTCAAGATGCAGCATCAGGCACACAGCGAAGAAGTATTCTTTATTGCCAAGACTGATGGCAAAGGCAACTTGAAGTTCCACTTTGGTGACCACAGCAGCCACGCAGGTGACTTTGTGTTTGCTACCAATGTTGCTGGTTCAGTTACCAAGGCTTGGTCGTGGCCCATTACGGCTGTATTCAGCATATTGAACCTAACTGGTGACAAGGTCCTGCGTTTTAGCGACGAAGGAGCAGCACAGATCACTGTTGACAGTGGTATAGCTAAATGGACTTACACTATTCCAGCACAGACAAAATGATCAAGGGTCTCGTGGGCGAAAGGCACATAACGGTCACAGGAGGCAATACCAGTGTTCCTTATGTTGATATTGGCCTAGACAAGCCCATGGCTGGTGCAATTAGAATCAGCGGGACCGAAATGCAGGTGTTCAATGGTACGTGTTGGATAAGCATGAACACTAGCTGCGCCACTGTGGGACTCAGTAATGCTGCTCAAGAGGCCATAGACTGGGCACAGTATAAGATGCAGGAAGAACGGAATATGGAACTGCTTAAAGATCAGTACCCGTATCTAACTGAAGCCATTGAAGAAGTAGAGCAAGCTAAACAGGCCCTTCAGACCCTAATAGCACTAACAAAAGAATACGACGAAGACCACGATGATACAGGATAATTTAACAGCCAAACAAAACGACTATGCCATATATCTCCCAGCTATCTCGGGATTTTATGCCACGTTCATAGGTAGGCAGCGTCGAGAACAATATGTTGATCCTGCTAGGTTTCCTGCAGGCTTAACAGACATGGAACAGATGAATTGGCTTGCCAGTCAACAGGCATTCTTTCCTTATTGCTGGAGCCTATATAGTGCAGGACATGCCAATTTAAATCTCGCCAAATCTGATGCCAGCGAGGATATGGTACGGGCTCGTGAACCAGGTACATTCATGCTAGGCGACTCGGGAGGATTCCAGATTGCCAAGGGCCTATGGCGCGGTGAATGGCGTGACCCCAACAGCGCAGCAGTAAAACAAAAAATGGCTGCACTGGTTGCAGCTGGTCCAACTATTGTTCCTGTGTTAGACAAAGCAGGCAATCCGGTCATTAACAAAAAGACTGGACAGGTAAAAACAAAAACACTAGATCCGGTACAGGAATACCAAGACTTGATTGATGCTGCACAGACTAAACGACAGGCAGTGTTGGTATGGTTAGACAATATTAGCGACTATGCAATGACCCTGGATATCCCAACTTGGGTTATAAACGATCGTAAGGCCAGCGATGCTTGTGGTATTACTACCTTACCAGAAGCAGTGGATGCTACCAAGTTCAACAACGAATACTTTATGCAGCACCGCCGGGGCGTCAGCGAAGGTGGTACTCGTGTGCTGAATGTTCTGCAAGGTGCGAATCATGCTGATGCCGAAGCATGGTATCAGACCATGAAGGTCTACTGTGATCCTGCTGCATATCCGGGCAAGCACTTTGATGGTTGGGCCATGGGTGGACAGAACATGTGCGATGTTGAGTTAATTCTTAAACGACTTGTGTCGCTACGTTACGACAACTTACTACAAGAAGGCGTGCATGATTGGATGCACTTCTTGGGTACTAGCAAGCTAGAGTGGGCACTATTGTTAACTGATATACAACGCTCAGTAAGGAAATATATCAATCCCAAGTTTACTATCAGTTTTGATTGTGCTAGTCCATTCCTGGCAACTGCTAACGGTCAGGTCTATAACGAAATTTCATTACCACACGAAAACAAATGGAGTTATCGCATGACTCCCATTGCTGATGATAAAAAGTATTCGACTGACACTAGACCATTTGGTGCAGCAGCAATTGCAGATGGATTGATTGATCACTTTGACGAGAGCCCTATTAGCCGCCTGTGTAAAATGCGGGACATTTGCATTTATGCACCTGGAGACGTAAATAAGAATAGTAAGGAAGGTAGGACCAGCTGGGATAGTTTTAGCTATGCATTACTAATGGGACATAATGTCTGGATGCATATCGAAGCTGTGCAACGTGCCAATCGAGAATACGATGCAGGCACATGGCCCAGCATGATGCGTAACGATCGTGGTGAGTATGAATTCTTCCGTGATATTGTCGATGCAGTATTTACTGCACCCGATAGAGATACTGCCGATGCTATCATAAATCATTACAGTCGCTATTGGATGAATATTATTGGCACACGCGGTAACAAAGGATTGAAGACCATCAACCCAGGCACCATGGCAGATGAACTGATTGAGTTTGAAGGCGCCCTACAAGCCAAACCTGAGAAAAAAGAAAAGAAAAAGCCGGTTATTAACGAAAGTATTTTTGATCTAAGCTAATTGGAGTTTATAATGGACGATATTAAACAACAGATACGTATTGATACAAATGAATTTACACGCCTAGGCCGTGAAATGGAATCTGCCACCCCCGAGCAACGTGCTATTTTGGAACAACAGAGGTTGCAATTACATAACAAATTGTCTATACTGTATAAACAAGAGTATGATCAACGAGACATTGTTGATTATGACGATCATTAACCCCTAACCTGAGTTATATTATGAATAGAGAAGGTCATGAAAATGCCAGTTTTTTCTACGGCATTGAAATCGAGCGCACGCCTGCATACGGTAAAAAAACATTGTTTGTAGTTGGTGTACAGACAGAGGCGGACATTGCCAGTCATATAAACAGTTGTGAGCACATATATTTTGGTGCCAACATGAGTTTTCCTAATCCCAACATCAACGATGCCGGTGCTTGGACCAAGTGGCAACAAATGATTAAACCGTTCTTAGATCGAGATTATTTGTGCTCATTGGATATAGATGTCAGTAGTGTAGAAGGTCTTTGTGAATGCGAGTTTACTGAGTATATGAACTTTATCCCTGTGATTTCAGTCAAGATACCATACTTGAAATTGTTGGGATATAACGCTACTGTCAAGATCGATGACAAGGATTTCAATTCTACCAACCCCGGCGTATGGTGTCACAGCCTACACTCCTTAACCAACCCTGCCAATTTTACCAGCTGGCGGGAATACACAAAAGATAAAATTGTATGATTAGACGTACTGTAAGAAGCATTATCAAATGGGCCATGGATGATCTTCGCCACACTAACTACGCAAATTCGATTAAATCCGCAGAAGGCGATGTTGTTAGTAGCGACGGCGAAACCAATATCCGTAGATCCGGTATGTTGTTTACTGTTTACCCTGCAGAAGGTGGTACAGTTATTCAATGCAGGAGTAACAACTACGGTGAGAGTCATCTTCATGTAAAGAATAGTGCAGTTGCACAGCCCAGGCTGTATGTCATACACGACGATGCCACATTCAACAATGAACTTGCCAATATTATACACCTGGAAAGAGTTAGATCACTATGAACCAAGAACAACGAGAAACTATTGAAAGAATTAAAACCCGAGCCCAACGCAAAATTTGGGTCACATTCCAGAAAGAGGGTATGCATTGCTATCCAGCAGCAGCTACTGATCCTTTATTAAATACCAATGATGAATACAATGTTGCGTTCCTTGCTAATCATCATCGCCATATCTTCCATTTCCGGGTGTGGATCGATGTGTGGCATAATGACCGGGACATCGAGTTCATCCAATTCAAACGATGGCTTGAGAATCTGTATCGCAATTCCACTCTAGCTTTAGATTTTAAAAGCTGTGAAATGATGTCTGATGATCTGTATATACAGATTGCTGACCGTTATCCTGGACGCAGTGTCTGGATTGAGGTCTCCGAAGATGGTGAAAACGGAGCCCTTATTAAATATGAAACTCACCTATCAAAACTTATTAGTGTTTAAGGAAACAAAATGGCACAACCAGCATGGTTAAAAAAATATCTGCACTTCAAACCTGAAGTCAATAACATCTTTGATGGTCTTGAAGAATATCGCGAGTTCTGCGTCCAATTTGGACATGTGTTTAACGAAGCCGACCTAGGCAATGAGTATAGCCCATACGCAGAAATGATGCGTACCAAGCGTGGAAAGTATCCACGTGATAACTGGGGCTGGTTAATTAAAAACACTCGTATGGAATCTAGAAATGCGTAAACTGTATTACATGGGGCTTGAGCCTTACAAGGCCAGATACACCCTACAGTTACAAGACTGGAACTGTGCAGTATTTGATCGGCGGGGCATCAACTATGAGATTATGCCAGGGGAAACACTAGGTAACGATCAGGCAATTGTAACTGGTCAAGTATTAGATGCACATGGCCGTACATACTTTGGTATGTCACAACTGATGAATCTAATCCGAATGATGAAAGCTGGAGAACTAAACAGTGAAGATGTTATTTACTTTGAAGATATGTTTCAGCCTGGAATCGAAAGCCTCCCGTATATTCTTAAGCAAATCGATCCTGGTCACAGGCCTAGGATTTATGTTCGCTGTCTTGCTCAGTCCATTGATCCTGACGATTTTGTTCATGTATGGGGTATGCAAGATTTCATGGGACATTATGAAAAAATGGTGGACTCGTTTGTGGATGGAGTACTTGCTACCAATGAAGAAATGGTGATGCATATGAAGATTGCAGGTTGGAAGGCTCCAATCTACAATATTTCAGGTCTAGCATTTGGCAAGGCAGAAGTACAGAGTCGTGTTACTCATATTAAACCATTTGCTGATCGTAAATTACGTGTGGTATTTTCTGCACGTTGGGATCAAGAAAAGCAACCTGACTTCTATATGGATCTAATTGAAGAACACTTTACACGCTATCCTGGAAGCACAGTTGAATTCTGTGTATGCAGTGGCAGTTGGCTAAAGTCAAATAGCGAAAGCTATATGCAACGTACACGAGATTTGGTTGCACAGGGCAAACTCAAAATATACGGGAACCTTGAAAAGAATACCTATTATAATATCGTTAATGATAGCCGGGTGGTGTTCAACTGTGCGCTACAAGATTGGGTTTCAAACACTGTATCAGAAGCAGATGCTCTTGGTTGTAATGTACTTTACCCTGCTTATCGTAGTTTCCCGGAAGCCTTTGCTAACGACTGTACTAGACTTTACATTCCTTGGAGTATAGCCGATGCACTAGATAAACTAGATATACTGCTGACTCAGGAACATCCATGTATGGGACAGATAAGCGACTACAACAATGGTACAATTGACCGTATCATTGATATACTTGAAGGCAAGGGCGAAAAATGGCTGCGCATGAGCACTGATTATCGGAAACATACGCATGAGACAAAATACTAAACGAGTAGTTATTACTGGTGCTATGGGTTACATTGGTAGTCATACTGCCAAGGTCTTCAAGCAGGCCGGCTATTATGTCATTGGTGTTGACCGCACATTAACCATATCCAAAGCAGCACCATTCCTAGATCAAATGCTAGTTGCCGACTATATAGATGCCGCAGCAACCGCAGCTATTGTAAACAAAGTAGACGCTATTATTCATTGTGCTGGTACTAGCCTGGTTGGCCCTAGTGTGCATAATCCAGGTGAATACTATAATAACAATGTTGCCAAAACCAATACCTTGCTAGATCAATTGCGAGGTTGGCCGGGCACTATTGTGTTTAGCAGCAGTGCTGCAACATATGGTAACTTCTGTCAGAATCCTATTAGCGAATCAGAGATCCAAGCGCCAATGAATCCCTACGGATGGAGCAAGCTCATGTGCGAGCAGGTGATACAGGATCACTGCCAAGCACGTGGATATCGCGGTGTCGCACTACGATACTTTAATGCTTGCGGAGCAGATGCTGATGGAGAGTTAGGTCATGTTGCTGATGCTACACATTTAATTCCACGCATACTAAGTGCTTATCAAAATAAACGTCCATTTACTCTATATGGCAATGATTACGATACGGTCGACGGTACTTGTATACGAGATTACTTACACGTAACTGATATCGCTCATGCACATTTAGAAGCTGTATGCCTAGCTGACGGGGTTGATGCAGGCGACTTTGCAGCCTATAATTTAGGCACTCAAACTGGCCATAGCAACTTAGAAGTTCTTAAAATTTGCAGCAAAGTAGTTGGTGAGGAAATTAATTACACAGTAGTTGAGCGGCGTAAAGGCGATCCGGACCGCCTGATCGCAGACAGCACCAAATTTAAAATTAAAACTAGTTGGCGTCCACACCACAGCAATATTGAAAATATTGTATCAACTGCATGGCAATGGCAAAAACAGTATAATACTCTATCATAATCACTTGACACTGCGGTCTAAATACTGTACAATAAACAAATTGCAACGCATTGCGTTATCATAAGAGACTACAATTGAAAAAAGATTTTAAACCTGACCAACTGCTACTAGGTGGTACAGCAAAACAAGAATACGTGCCCTTGGACGGCCATCAGCTTTACGCTAAAAAAGATGGTCCGGGCATGTACTTGAGTACTGCTATTCGTGCCAAAATGCAAAACGATAAAAAACGTTTCTGGGCAGGAGACAACATTAGCGACTATGTTGCAGAGTCTGATATTGAGTCGCTAATTACTGAAGCAGCACAGGCATTTGAACAGGTGTTAGATGCATTGCTGATTGATCGTGAAACAGATCCCAATAGTCAGGGCACTGCAAGACGTCTTGCTAAAATGTATTTTAATGAAGTAATGGCAGGTAGATATGAACCAGCACCAGACGCAACAGCTTTTCCAAATGATAGCACCGACCGTTACGAAGGTATGCTGGTGGTACGTAGTGAGCTTCGAAGTATGTGTAGCCATCATCACCAGCCTGTATCTGGGGTTGCCTACATCGGTATCATTGCCGCTAATAAACTTATTGGTCTCTCAAAATACACACGGATTGCTCAATGGTGTGCTCGCCGCGGCACTTTACAAGAAGAGCTATGCAATGACATTGCAAGAGAGATCATGCGAGCTACCGACGCAGAAGATGTAGCAGTTTATATACAGGCCATTCACGGGTGTTGCGAAAATAGAGGTATTATGGCACACAGTTCGTTAACGCAAACCACTGTGCTAAAAGGCTCGTTTAAGACCGATGGCAATACTAAAAAAGAATTCTTTGATAATATTAAACTACAACAGGAATTTGCACCGAGGTAATTATGAGCGATATCAAATCAGACTTTTTCAAAGACTCAAAAACATTTTTTAAATCGTTAGGCAACTTTCTCCATGAGTATGTAGGTGATGGTGGAACAACCTTTCAGCGTGATATGCAGTTGTTTTTGTACGGTAGGTATACTATTCTAAATAAAAATTTACAGATACACGAGAATCAAGTATTTGGCATCAACGAAGCAGCATATCATCTAGGCAGTGCATTTGCTAGCTTCATTCAAAATTTGGCAGAAACTTCAAAAGATATGGGGCAAGAGTTATCTACAGATGACATAGAGCGGTTAAGCGAGGTCTTTGAAAGGGAAATCATAGAAGGGTTTCGTGACAAGAAAAAAATGTTGGCAGATGGTACATTTGAAGAATATGTGAATGTTAGCAATCTACATTAGGATATTTGATGTACATTACCAATCGATACAATAGTGTTTGCTTGCCAGTAGAACCTGGTATGTTGGAATGGCTACAGCAACAGTATCCGTATAGTCAATACCGTATAGTAACTCAATAAGGAGATAGAATGTTTCTTAAATTACTTGAGTACCTGGGTCGTAAAAGAATTATCATGGATCGTACCAGTAGCCAGCCTTATTTGGAACGCTACTATCTATTGTTTATTGACCGCAATTACTTTCCGTTCAATGTGTTCTTGCACAAGTTCTTAAAGAGCGACCCAGATGATCACCACGATCATCCCTGGAACTACCGTACACTAATACTCCGCGGGGGGTATTGGGAATGGACTCCTACATTTGACGCTGCGGGTCGCAAAACTGGTGAGATAACCAAATGGTATGGTGCCGGCAGCTTTCGCCGAGCACAAGCCAACAGCTATCACAGGATTGAATTAGATCCCGACATCACTTGCTGGACTTTGTTCATGCCCGGACCACACAAGAAAGAATGGGGATTCCTTACCAAAGGTAAATGGATACAACACGAAGAATATTTAAAAGGTAAACAAAATGTATATAACACTAACTAACGCAACTATTAATCACTTGGGTAATAAAATTTCAATCAACACAGATTTAATTGCAACTGTGCATGATGGATTTGTAACCAGGGAGAACGGATTAACAGAAAAGGTAACGTATGTTTTCTGTCCCCCACACGGAACTTGGGAAGTGTCTGAATCACTTACGCACATTATTTCTATACTAAACGCAGAATGATTGCGCTGCCAGCTGGGTGCGGTCGCACCTACGCTGTCTTTGTAGAAGTAGATACACTAACCAAAGATATGGTTGAGTGGTATCGTTCCATTGGTGGCACTGTGACCCAAGATACGCTCTATGATCATCGCAATAAATCGATTATAAGGTTATATGTCAGTTATGGTCGTGGCAAACGTTGCTACTATCATAACAATGGTCATGGGCACGTAAGGTTACATTTCCGAGGTGAGGATGCACCGGTTGCTACCATGTTCATAATGAAATTTTTAGATACTGTAATAGACCACAACATGCAAGAAAATCAGGAAAATAGGAATAAGTTATATTTGCTCCAAGAGTAATAAATACTAGACCGGTCTCTGGACATCATCCCGGTATACAAATTCTGCTGCCTATGCTAAACTTAACATAGGAGAACAAGATGGCAAAAAAATACTTCAGTACGAAAACTTACAAGCAAATAGGGCCTGTGGCTTATCGTCAGTGGCGGGCCGATAGCCACTGCAATTTAATTCACGGTTACGCAATGAGTTTCCATTTTGAATTTGAAGCAGATACATTGGATGCTAGGAACTGGGTCACAGACTTTGGTGGATTAAAGCCTCTTAAAGAGAAACTAGAGGAATGGTTTGATCATTGCTTACTGGTTGCCCAGGATGACCCAATGCGTGAACACCTGCTAGAACTTGGTAGACTTAAACTTGCCAAGATTACCGAAGTTGAAAAAACCGGATGTGAAGGACTTTCCGACTTCTTATATGAATATGTGAATACAATCTTCTTGCCCAACTGTGGTAGTGAAGAAGCCAAACGTGTTTGGTGTTGTAAAGTAGAAGTACGTGAGACTGATTCAAACATGGCAGGCCGCCAAGGTCATAGAGAAGACGGTGAATTTATTTAAGTAATCAACTTGAGAAATGCAGCAGATATTAGGCAATATTATATTATTCTTATCTTGGACGTTGATGCTATACAGTATTCATCGGTTAGTTCATCGTCTGCCGCTACTGTCTCGATTTCACTTGGCACATCATAGATACATTAAAAACAATAATTCTAAATGGAATTATAAAAATCTAGTGCTCTATACTGATAATAGAGACAGCACCATTGACATGTGGCTGACCGAAGTAATCCCCACTATCTTGATTTGTGTTGTATTCAATGCATTGTGGCTTTGGATATTTTATTATATCTGGGCTGCATTGCTGCAAGATACGCTGGAACATAGTGATTTGGATTTGTATCCACTTACAACAGGTAAATGGCATATGGTTCACCATCGCGATGCACGTAGGAACTTTGGTTTATTTTTACCAACATGGGATAAAGTATTTGGAACAGAGAAACGTGCCTAATTGCTTGCTTTTGTTCTATAAATGTGTTAATATACATTGTAACAACCGGTAACAATATGAATGCTAAAGAAAAAGAAGTAATGGACATTCTCCAAGAAGAATGTGCAGAAGTGATCCAAGCGGTAAGTAAAGTTAGTCGCTTTGGTATTGACAATGTAAAACCAGGCAAGCCCAAAACTAATCGAGAACACTTAGAAGAAGAACTTGGTGACTTGTTGGCCATGGTTGATATTATGCTAGAACAAGGCATTGTATCTTGGGGAAACCTTGAAGTAGCAAAAAAAGCCAAGATTGAAAAACTTAAAAAATGGTCTAACATTTATATAACATCATGAGCAAACTCAAAATAGCAGATAACAAATATGTAAATGATTGATATACAGTATATTAATAGCAATGTTGCAATGTCTAGTATAGTTGCCGATATTGTTGAATATACTATTAAATATTCCATTGGCCCTTGCAAACTTGCATTTCCTACAGGTAATACTCCCATAGAAATGTATGCCAACTTGGTATTACGTCCAATCGATTGGACAAACACGTATAGTTTTCAATTGGATGAATATGTGGGTCTACCAAACGGGCATTCTGGACTTTTTGAACAATTCATGTATGAACATTTATATTCTAAAGTAAATATTAATCAATTGCATATATTTTCCCCAGTGCTTAATATTAACTATGATAACATTATTAATACTCACGGTGGATTAGATTTAGCAATATTAGGATTGGGGCACAACGGACATATAGCCTTTAATG